ACTGCACCCAAACCATTAGCAGAAGCCGTAGCTAATAGTGGTTTATAAGTAACATTAGTTGTTATAGCTTCTGGAGTACTTGAAACAAACTGAGCTACTGACATATTTACGGGGGCTGCTGTTGTTGACTCCAGGACTGGCTTTTCAAACCAACCTACATAACGAACATGCAGCTCACCCAATTTTGTGGCACTATCAGTTGTCCCAGACGCACCGAAGTTAAGCAACCCCGCGTCATACGTCTTAATGTCAGCTGCCCCTGGTAAATTACCAGGTCGGACATACTTAGGTCCGTTATTAAACGCCTCACGGCAATCAACACGCAACACAAAATCTTCGCACGGCATCCTATCAGCATGAGGATCAGAATCCATCATCTGAGTCTTGGACACAGGTGCGGCATCGGCGGCGTCATAATCAAATGACAGAATTGCCTTACCGGTTGTGCCAGCAGTAGCAAACTGAGATACTTCATGCTTATAGTAAAACTCAAGTTTAGTAAACACGTACTTTTCATAACGTGAAGCTATCTGGGCAAGCCAAGGGAAAGTAGCTACTTGGCCGGGGTTTACTGAAAATTGTCTCGCAGTTGTCAGTGCCCCTGATCCAAAGGTCGTTGAACCATAAAGATCATCAATAAACTCATCCTCTGAGAAATTGTGGCGCTTCTTTCCTCGTCGCAGTCCGTCAATACGGTTGGAGTTTCTTACTCCAGAAAAATCTTTCGACACATTTTTCCTGCGCTGCCTCCTCCCTGGACCTTTCCTCGAAAAGGCTCCATTTGGGAGCGAGGGGCCCCGTTTCATTCCGGGGTTCTTCTTCCTCTGATTCTTGGGTATGCGCTGCTTGCGCTTTCTTTGTGGTAATCCGTTACTCATTGTTAGTTCAATATGTTCCAAACTTTTTATGTGGCTATTGCATCTTTCTATATTTCCACACAATGATTGATTCACCAAAGGAACTCTCTCCTTTCCAAGAAACAATGCTTTCAACTCACCTGGCATAGGTATTTGGTTCTTAGCCAATTTCCAAGTCAAGTCGTCATGTAACACAGGATCAAACTCTTCGATCAACCATGTTACAAGGTCCTGCAAATAATTACGCATGGGTACATCAGCCCATGCCACCCGTTGAAGGGCCGTTGCTCTAGTCAACGTATAAGCAGGATCATTCGGATAACGAGAATAAAGTAAAGACGTTTGTAACTTATCTCTGGCATACAATGACACTGCACATCCATCAACAAAAGTTGTGTGTGCAGATAAGAAGTCCAACTCCTCCACTGGTCTAGGCTCCATCGAATCAGTCGTGGTTGTTATGCCTATATCTTTCCAAATGGGAATTATACTCTTCGCGTTAAAGAAGGTTATAGCGGTAGGGGAAACGGTAAATGTATTATCATCTCCAACTAACGCTTTTGCTGTATGAGCCTCAAAGGCTTCATAAGATCGCATCTCTATAGGGGCAGTCATAACCCAAGCAAACGCCAGCAAAATATACAAAATCAGAGTGTTATCTGTGATGGTATTAACCGATCCAGAGGGATTCCCCCCCAA